GCACCATTGCATTCGTTGGTGTTACTGGTGTATTCTCAAATGCTGGAACTATAAACTCAGAACTCTCTGTAAATATTTGTAAATCTCTATTTGATATTAAATGTTTTATTTGGTCTAACTGACCAACACTAGATGCTAATTGAATAGATTGATTATCTAATGCAGTACCAGTATTAAAATTAAAAAACTCTCCAGATTGAGAACTCCATATTCCATCTGGTTGTGATAGTGTGCCACCAAACCATAAACGACCTTCATGAAAACAAACTGCTGCTGGAAATCCACGCACTTCAGAATAAGACTGTTCTTCGAAATCAGCAGTTTCACTTGATGTTGTTATCTTAGGCGCACCTCCACCATCACCAGATGAAGTTGCAGTACCACCAGATGCATATGTAAATGTATTTTCATCAATAATAGATGCAACAGTCTTTGATCCATTTAATTGACTATTAGTTATACCATTCACAGTATCAGCTTCTGAAACAACTATAGTATCACCAACACCTAAATTATGAAGAATCATTGTTACTTCTACAGTACCAGAGTCTTTAATTGTCCTAATAGCATTAATATCTAGTTTTACAAATAAGGTATCAAGTACAACACCAGTAGCTTGAGAACCAGATTGAACACTTGTAATTTCAATTTCTTGTCCTCTATATCTAAAAGTTGTATTCACGTGTTTTGAATTTGGATAATCAGAACCAGATAAAGAACCTGTAGTATCAAAGTAATTAAATGCTGTATACTTAGAAGCATTAGCATTTGTTGTTAATGGTTGCGCTCCAGAAGATGTATGAGCAGTATTAACAGTAAATACTTGATTTAAACCTGTGTCTTTAACAAGCTGACCAACAGTATAAGATTGACCACTTGCCCAATTAGCAAGTGTACCAGTTGGTCTTATTGTTACTGTTATTGTTCCACTTGTTGAACTTGGTGTCATAGTTACATTTGGAGATTGAAAACTATAATAAGGTTGGAATATTTGTTTACTATCTGATCTTTGATCAAAAGAAAAATCAGATACTTCAAAAACAAGAAGAGATGATCTTACTAATTTCAAAGGCATAAAGGTTAAATGACACATAAACAACACATCACCAGATTGAGCATATGTTATGTCTTTAATAATTGATGTTGTTATTTTTGAAGATAGTGCAACACCATCAACATCTGCTGTTATTGTTTGTATTTTTGTTACTGCACCAGCAGATGGATTACCACTACCATCAAAATCTACAATAAATATTTCAAACTGACCAGCTGATATAGCAACAATATATCTTTCGTCATCACTAAATATAAATGGAATAATTCTTATGTTTTGATCTGTACCAGAAACCGTTTGAGAAAACTCAAATATATGTTCCATACCTGATCTTTTAATAACACCACCTTCTGCTCTTAATAGAAAGTTTGTAGCTTTTTGAGCAGATGCTGTATAAACTGCAATATCTGTTCTTCCAATTAATGAAGGACTAATTTCTCCATATTGGAAATTAGTAAAAGGAATACGAGCAGTTTGCATTAGCTTCTCCTAGCAGTTAAGAACCTACTTGTTTCTAGTTTTCTAGTTGTCTGCTGTTGTGAATCTGTACTTCTTGCTTTTGCCATTGCTCCATCTGCTCTTTGTGTCATTAAAGATGCTAATGCTGGATCACGAGCTATAGATGTAGCAAGTATTACTGCTAATGAAAACTCAACAGCCAGAGTAAAATAAGATGGAAAGTCTTGTTCATTTGCACGAAAAGTATAATCAGCTATTACAACATCTGATGTTGCAGTATCAGCATATACTTTATCACCATAAACTTGATAATCTACTAAATTATCATTTACAGTAATAGCGTGTAACATAATTAAATCACTAGGTAATTGATAAGCTAAATCATATCTACCTGTTGGTGCATCTGATAATTGATTTAAAACTTTTTGGTTTGTAGCAAATCTCCATCTAGTATTTACGAGTGCAGCCTGGATAACATCTTCATATAAATTTACACAAACTAATGCTTCCGTAGTCCCATCATCAAAAGAACTTATAGGTTCTGCACCAATTAATATTAATGCTCTACTTGATATATCTAAAGCAGTATCTGCTGATGAAGGTGTTAATGCCATATAATATTATGGGGGAGCATAACTCCCCCATCTCCTTGTTTAGTCACCATCTGTTTCTACAATAGCTGTACCATCTGATACATCTACTACAGAACCAGTATTTGATAATACGTTTACCCAATGAGTTGTTGGAGCATTAGTATCTGAAACACAGATAATATCACGCACATTTAACATATTAGCAGCACTATTAAAATAACCAGAGCTGTTAACAGTTGCGATTGTATCTGTTGTTGAATAGTTCCAAAGTTTTGGACCATCTCCATTCATTGTCCAAAGGGTTAAACCAGAAGCACTAAAAGCCATGTGATTACCTCCTATGAATTATTATCTAAGACTTCATAAATACCATTGTCATCAATAACAACAGCACCCATGCTCATCATAGATGTGGTTAAATGAGCTGCTCTTTCAGCAACGTAGTTAAGTTCAGTAGATACATCAGCACCAATACCTAATCCAACTGCTGAAGTATGGTAAGCAATATTCTTACCAGCAGTTACAGCTGATGTTGAAAAGATATTGAAACCTAAGAATTGTTTCATTGTCATTCCACCAGCATAAGGTAAATTCTGATCACCAACAAAATCTGAACTTGCAAACTCAGTTATTAAAAATAAATCTGCAAAACCTTTTGGATTCATAGCTAAATATCTTCCACCATCTTCTGGAATATTAGCAGCACCCATAGTTTCAAATAATGATAGTAGATCAGCTTTTTCTAACGCACTACCTGTGTCATGAATCTGTGTGCTATTTGCACCAGCATCCATTGCAGTATACAGAATTTCATCTGTCTTTCGACCAAGAGCAGCAGCCGCACTTTTTGCAACAGCTTGTCTTTCGTCGATATTTGTTTTTAGCTCATCCAACTTATCAATATACTCTGCTGCATAGTAATCAGACATAGTAGCTTCGACAGTTGTATGTGCTAGTTCCATTGGAGTAACGAGTCCATTTCTAGACTTCGTACTTGCTGAGCCAGTTCCAATTTTCTGGAAACGTACAATGTTACCAGTAACGTTGGAAACAGTTCTAACTGTGTTTCTTAGCTTTGATCCCATTCTTTGATAAGCTAAGTGTACCTCAGATTCAAACTGTTTTATAAAGGCTGTAGAAATTGTGTTTGCCATTTTGCAACACTCCCTTATAAAGTTTCACCATTGTTACAAAGTTATCTGGGTAGATCACCTCATAGCAATTATCCTTTACAGGGTTGCTCAGTGCATTACAGGCTTCGATATTTCATTATAAATAATATTTTTTTCCAAATTGCAACGAAAAAATTCAACAAACTCATAATCATTTATAATGTGTGTATCTCCAAACATAAATCCATTCATCTCTAACCACTTGATTGTCATAGTATTTTCAACTGGAATTATGTTATGAAGCCTAAAATAATGGGATTGTAAAAGATTAAACATCCATGCAGAATGTTTAGCAATTATTCTTTTACACTTAACTATATTTTCTGAAGACAGCATCCATATTCTAGCAAAATCATCACGATAAGATTCCATTGTCCCAATCATTGAAACAGGTTCCTCATCATAAAGTAAGGTATAAGTTATTGAAGTTGATGCAGTAAAAGGGAAAACAAGTGCATATCTTGGTTTTACCTCAAGCTTTTCTAACTCTATTAAATCTTGTTTCCTTAGTTTATCTGCAAGATAATCTACATGATCTAATGAAGTTTTAACTAGTTTAAAGCTTCCATCTTGTTTAATCAGGGAAGAGTTTTGCATATGAATCATCTACTTGTTTAACCCAATTTATATCTCTTTTTGCTGGATTGTGATACCTTTCATCTTTCATCATTTGTTTAACCATATCTTCGTCAAGCTTATTAGATGACTCAGAAGCAATAGATTGTGTTCCTTTTAATGATTCCATAATATGTTCCATAGCTTCTATGCCTTCAGATGTTTCTGCTAAACGAACAATAGATGGCATAATATTCTCTGGGAAAAACTTATTAGCCCATAATTCAACAGCCTGTACTCTTTCCTGTCCATTGTCACCAAGTTTTTTTATTTCATCTTCTGCTGATGTTTGCTCACCATAATATTCATTTCTAAATACTTCAATTCCATCTGAAAATTCTTGTTGACTTAATCCATTATCCCAAGAAAACTTAGACCACCAATCAAGCAGTTTATTATTTTCAGCAAGTTCTTTATCTATTGTTTCTGGTAATGCATATTCACCAGCATTTTCTGGTCTATCAGCAAATGCTTGTTGTTGTAGTTCTTCTTCCCAAGTATTTCTTAAATCTTCTTCTTTTTGATGAAACTTTTTTTCAAGACTAGAATAAGATTCAGCAAAAGCTTCTGGTGTTTTAAACTTTTCTGGCAACCATTCTGGTCTTGGTGGAGCTTCATCTTCCGCAGTAACAAAATCTTTTTCTTCTGTTGTTTCTGTTTGTGGTTCTTCAGTTACTTCTGCTTGTTTAATTAATGATTCTTCAGACATTTGCTTTTACCTTCTCTCCATGATTCATTCTTCTTGAAATTAAACCAACTATATATCTTTGACCTTCAATATGACGAAGCTCACCATCTGATATATTTGGTCCAGCTACAGATTCAATAGTAATGCTTCTTAAATAATTAAGGGTTTCTTTACCAGATGGAGTAGAAAAAGCAGATAACATATTACTACTAATTATATTATCTTTTTCTTTTGATCTTTGTATTCCATCTATCCCAATAAATTTATTGTTCGACAACTGGTTCTCCTTGTGGTTGTTGTTGCATTGCTTGCATTTGTTGAGCTTGTTGCATTAATCGAATAAGCTCTTGTCTTTCACTTGCATCCCTAATTAAACTATCTGGAATATTAAACTTCTTAGCTAAATGACTAGCTACTTCCTCACCACTTACTAACAAGTTCATAATTTCTGGACCGAAACTTTGTTGAACTAACTGCATCCATTGTGCAGTATTGTTTATATCTTGCTTTGCTTGTCCTTGACTCAATGGAGATACAGAGCGAACCTTTAC